TCGCCAAAGATTAATTGCTGAAGGTAAAGTAGATCTGGAGGGTTAAGATGGATTTCATCGTAGAACAATTAATTACTTGGTGGCAGTTCACTGTCGTTGGTGTTATTATTCTTATAGGTTGGGTTGCCAATCTATTTGGTGTTGATGAAGACAAAGAAATCATTGGATTCTCATATAAAGAGATGCCACATATGCAACCGATTAAGATCGACACTGCCGGCAAAGGATTCTGGGGTGCAATATGGTTATGGTTTATGGGTGTACGTCAATGGAAAATTGCAAAAGACTTTGAATATACTTTGAAAGGTGAAAAGTATATAATTCCTGCTGGATTCGAATTTGATGGAGCATCTGTTCCTAAGTTTCTTGCAGCATGGCTATCACCAACGGGTGTTCTTTTAATGGGTGGTCTGATCCATGACTATGCATACAAATATGAAACATTGAAGCGTAAGGGTAAAGGTACTATGGGTACACTTACTCAGAAGCAAGCAGATGTCATTTTCCGTGATATTAATATTGAACAAAATGGATTTCATCTATTAAACTACCTTGCTTATTGGGCACTGCGTATTGGTGGTTTTGTTGCATGGAACGGTCATCGCAAACGTAACGCTAAAATAGGAGAGTAATATGGCAGATAAAGATCTCGGCGAAGAGTTGGAAAATATTGAAGAAGGTATTGAAAACTTAAAGAATAAAGAGTTTAGATTATTTGGTATTAAGGTAACACCATTGACAATCTCGGCTCTTGTCGCTGGGATCGGATCTGTGATTGGTGCCTTGTATGGTGGTTTTTTGATGTATCAAAAGGTTGAACAAGCAATTGAGTTTGTTGAACAACAGCAAGAATACGAAGAGAAAATTGCTGGCTTTGAGCAAAGAATGGAAATTATTGAAACTAAACTTGAAGAAGCAGTTGACTACACTAGAGATATCAAATCAGGTTTAAGAGATGATTTACTTGGTGTAGAAAAACAAGTTGACCGTATGGAAGATAAAGTGCGCGAGACTGAAGAAGACGTACGTCAAACTATTGCAAATGCCGAAGAACGGTTCGAGAATAAAAGAGACGCTCTACAAAACGATTATGATGAAAAAGCCAATCGTCTTGCAGAACGTAATGATAGTCTTAGAACTGATCTCGAGAACAAAGTTGAGCGAGATTTATCTGATCTTGAGGATCGTTTAAATAAGAAACTTCAAAGGGCCCTGGATAATCCTTTAGCGAACTAAACTTTTAGATAAACTTCGTTGATCATGAATATATAATTGAATCAATGCATAGTGGAGGACCTTTAATAGGTCCTTTCTACCATCTGCAGGCGTACCTTTTTTACCATAACGTTGAGCATATTTCAGAACGTTACCAACACAAAAACCAGTACCGTGTCCACCATCAATGATAAATTCAGTAGCCTGGAAGTTGTTTTGTGAGTAATGTTCGCCATAAGTAGAATCAATATACTCACGAAACTCATCGATCAACTTGTCTTCATTGTATTTGTAGTCAATCATTCTTTTTCCTTCTCAAAACATTATAAGGATCTACTTGATCCAACCACACATCACCCAGAGCTGCAACATAAGCATCATAACTTTTCAGCTGAAACTCAGTCTGTTTGTCACCTGGAATAAAAATCTCCTGAAATTCTTCAGGAGTAATATCCATTTCAATTTTAATCTTCATTCTTGTGGATCACTTCCAGGATAAATGTAATCTTCGGCTGTAGTGAACTTAAGGTCGCCCATTAACCCTCCTTCGTCAGATCCCACACTACTTTGTTCGGGGGCCTCTTGAGGGTATAGTCTGTAGTATTGGAACGATTCTTCTGGATAGCCTTCCTCGACGATCCATTTCGATAAATCAAATTTCGGATTAACGTATAGATCATATTCTTTACCTCCACATAATACTGCTTCGGCCGGTAAAGCTTTTGGAAATCCATATGCCCAACCTGCTGGAGTTGGGTCAACCATTAATTGGTATTTAGCCGCCATCTTTTTTCTTCCTCTTCATAATATTCATTAATATCAAATCCAATTGGAGTTACTGATTTCATAATTTGTTCATCAGACCAATCAGAAAGATAAGATTGATCAGCACGAAATTGCTCACAAATTTCATTTGGTGTAACTATATCATAGTTTGCTACTGATTCACCCATATGCCGTTGAGAAAATTCTTTTACGTTTTCATCCGAAACTTGTTTTTCGACATAAGCAAACAATTTCTCAGGTGGTACATCATCTGGAACTTCTAAACAATATTTCATATTGAACATTGAGACTGTATGTACCATTACGTACTTACTCATAATTCTACGATCTCCACGATTCCATTAGTATATGATCTATAGAGCTTACCGCCGCATCTCCATATAGAAACTAATAACTTTCTTTTCATAATTCTACGATCTCTACTTTATCACCATAGTTTTCTTTGAGTTCGTTGTAAATGCCAGCGTTACTCATTCGTAAACCTTGGTATGATTTATATAAATTATACCACGATCCTGACTCAGTGTACACAACTATTTTATCAGAATCGATATCGATATTCATTTCTTTGATCTGGCTGCTCAAGCGCCATGAATCACCATAGAGATAAGAACCACTCCAACCAGAGAGGATCTTTTGAAACCGTTCGCCCTCATGGTTGACTTCAACGATTACCCATGAGTCTGGTGTGATACCTTGTTCTGCAGGCATCTGCATTGTTTCATCAATCATCATCTTTTCCATTCATGTTCGCAGTCAGGACACTTCCAATGAGTTGTGCAATCTTCATCCATACTGTAAATGCCGATCTTCAAACCCCATTTACCTGTCTCTCGTGTAGCACCATATGATGCTGCAGCTTCATCAGCTTTGTCAACATCTCCATACTTATCAAAGAAAGTATCCCAGATCATTGTGCCATCAAAGTCTTTGCCGCAGTTTGGACAATATCCATGTTCATTCATCATCTTTCTCAATAAAAATTTTTAGCGTGCGATCGTCATCTTGGATATCATGGTCCATATACTCATTGTCTGTAAAGTATCGAACATACTCGCGTTTCTCTGGTCCAATCACTTCGACACGAGAAATCTTTGAAAACTTTCGTTCGCGCTCTAACACACCCACTCTCTTGTACAACCACCATGCATACCCTTGCAGCTCTTCATGAGTCAGGTTCTTGATAGTTCCAGGAATCTTATCATATTCAATACCTTCCAACTTTGAACTTGCCTTAAACATTTCCATCTTTACAGCATCATAAAGTTCTTCTTTGATTGCTTGTTTCTTGGTACGGAGTTCTTTGATCTCAGCATCTGTCAGTTTATCGTTCATCCCACTTCCTCGTACAATCCAATTTGTGAATGTGCTCTTTGGTTTTTCGTAAGTCTGTGACTAGTCCACACTCGTAACACTTATACCAAGTGTCCTCTGCCCATCGGATTTTACTATTACTTGCACTTTCATAACATGCAATCAATTTTTCAAACTCCCACAGTTCGTGTGTCTGAAAACTTTCTAACCAATCACCGAAGTCATTCCAGTCTTCGCCGTGCATGGGTGCAACACTATATTCATGCCAACCATCATAACCTTCTTTGCTATCATCTCTTATGTCGATGCGACCAGCAGAATACCGGATAGTAGGAGTTATACCGTCGGCTTCAAGTAGCCCACGCTCTTCATACCAGTGAAGATTTATTGGTCCCATCCAGTTAGTGCTATATGTAATCATTCGGTGAGAAACTCTGGATCTGGTTCATTATCATTATTAATCTGTTCGTATAGATCAGCGTTGACGGCACCGTACTTTTTGACGAAGTCTTCTTTTGACAAATTCATTGCATCTTCTTGCATGTCAAAGAAGTCATTACCCATTCTACTCATCACAAATTCCTTTTTCAGCAATTTCTTTTACTTCTTGACAAAGGCGTAACATATAACCAAACGAGACCGATGTCACGATAATTCCAGTAATTACAATCATATCCATTAAAATTCTCCTACTGTTCCATTCTTAGCATAAAAAGCGGCAGCCCCGCGCTCGTACGAAGTGGAAGCACGAAGCTTCCGCATCTTCTCAAAGAAATAATCATCACGAACCGCTTCGTGTATCGCGAGGTTTGCCTTAACCCAGGCCTTATTCATTACGAACGTGGCCATTAACTCTTCTTGTTTTGCAAAGATTTCCTTTGCACCTGGTACATCAATATTACGCATTTTTTACAGCCTCCGCAGTACGATTGTTATTCAACTTCAACAAAGCGTAATTCAAATTAGTGATCGCTCCGCGCATTGCTTCCATCTCGACGGCAGTTGCATCGATAGAATCCAAGTCACCGTACATGCGATCCAAGGTAACCTGCATCTTTTTGATTTCCATCATCATGTCCCAGCGAGGGGTGGTGGAAGCAGCAACTTTATTTAACATTTTCATAATCTATTCTCCTCATTTCTTAAGACCATTATACCAAGTCTGAAGTAAATGTACACAACTATTTTCACAAAAGATTTTGTAAGTATATTAAACACTTACGATACCATCTTCAAATGTTTGCAACGTCCATGGAATTTATATCCCTTACACGTACAAGTATTCTTTGCCGTATTCACATGATGTATATAACCACTCTCAGATTTGACTTCGACGATATCATCATCATGCAACTCTGGAACCGTGCCAACAAGATCAAACTTACGACGGCGCATGTCAAATGACAGCGGTTTATTGTACTTATCTAAGCCACGCGAATAATCAGCAACTTGAAACCATATAAGTTTGTCTTTCTCGTTGACATAATAGAGATGTGGCTGATAAGTAAACTCATCAACCGTGCCTGTTGTTTCACGAAGAATACGGATCATTAGAATTTTCTCCATTCGCCAGAGATAAGAAGGTATGCGATTGCAATTCCGGTAACGCCAAGGACTAACATGACGTCAAGATAATTTGCTGTGTAACCCATTAGATGTACCTCACAATATCAAGAACCGAATCGACTGCTTCAGTCACAGACATGTAATCGAACTCGTCGATTTCGTCTTGATCAGCCTGCGAAATATACTCAATTGCTTTTGAGGCAAGAGTTGGACGAAGGATAGAAGTATCTACCATTGCGTTGAGTTCTTTAATCATTTCAAGTGTAATCATAATCTCTCTCCTTATGCCCGAGCCAAAACTTCAGTTGCGTCAAACACTGAGAAGAACCGTGGCTTTTTGTCACCAGTCTCTTCGTCTTCTTTGAACATGACAAGCTTAGCACAAGCTTTCAAACCTTTCAATTTAGTTCCTGGAATTCCAAGAGCTTTTGTAGCCTGCTTGAAAGTAACGACTGCATCCACACCAGCAGCTGCCAAAGTTTCTGCGTTCATTCCTGAGTAGGCTTTTCCGGTTACGTAGTTAATCATAATATATCTCTCTCTTCAATTTATGGTACCATTATACCATATTAGAGAAAGATGTACACACTTTTTTTATTTTTATTTTTTGTAAGGATTTGAATCACTTAGGGCCATTATTTCATCTAAACTGTAATAATGCACACCATCAGAGTCTTCGTAGGATATAATCAGAGGCTCATCATCTATCATGATACTACTAAGAAGCTCATGCAACTCATTAGCAATTTTTCTTTCTTCTTCAATTTCTTTCTTTTTTCTAAACTCGTTGAGATGTACTACATTGCTCATCATGATATTCCTTGGTTTGACCTTTCTTATCGTATAAGATCAAAGTTTCAATCTTATCATCATAAGGCCTACTCAGTTTTTCAACTGGTTCAACCTTTGGAAAAGGCGAATACAAATTAATGTATGGTTGATAAATTGGAGGAAAACTAAAGCTCATAGACAAACTCCGTAATCATAGGAAAAATTGGCTCTAAGGCTTTAGCACATTCTCGAGCAATAATCATATGCTCTTTCTGAGTGCCGTTACCAGATCTTAAGTCAATGTAATGAATCCATGAACGGATTGTTCCATTCATATACATTCGTGATTCAGTGTTACCTTCCGGAAGAACTGCTCGTGCTTGTTCTTTAGCAATACCGTTATCAATAGCCCAGTTATAGACCTCTTTTACCATCCACAATGCTCTACGCTGGTGTCGATCCCACTCTCGCTGGAGCTCCATGCTATCCGTCTCAATGCTGTTTTGTCGATTTTTATCATCTTGTAGACGTGCTTCACGAATGACAAAATCCAAGTCTTCTGTTGGATTAGCATACCGTTGAGAAAACTCTTGAAATGAGAATGACCGATGTCTTAGGATCTGCCTGGCGATATCACGAGTCGTATCAATCTCGAGACACGCCGACGCCATTTCAAAGGGAGACCAATGTTTATGTTTAATAAGATAACGAAGTAATTTTTCATTTGTTTCCGTATTGTTTTGGTTTGAGGGATTTGACACGCGAGCACAATAAGCAATCGATTCCATCATTGTTTTATCTGCACCAGTTGAAGGTGTCTGACTATAATTGATAAGACGAACTGTCATAATTCTAAATTACTCCATTCTTTGAGTTTAAGTCGTTTTGCTTTAGATCCCTCTATAAGATCTGTGTACGTAAGCAATCGTTTTTCAATACAAATCTCGATCATACAATAAAGGTCACCAAGTTCTTTCTTCAACATTTCAGATGATTGTTCACCGGGAAATCTTAACACCTTTGAGCATGCCTGAATAACTTCACCACATTCTTCCATCGTGATAGTCATAAGTTCATCTTTCATATTTTCCATCCGGTTGTATCTGCTGTATCTCTATTACCAAATGTATTTAATGGTTTATCAGGGATAGGATCATCATTCATGAGATCTTGTTCTTCAACATCATACAATCTCATTTTAGCTCGGTCAACGCCGACAATAAATCGTTTGTGGATAGTTGGGTCGTTATATCTGTTTTTGAGTTGCTTGACCATGAGTTGACCGCAGTTTTCAAGTTCTTCTGTAGATATAAGCGCAAACATGAGGTCGGCAGTGGCAGGGAGACCAAATGATTCTGACGTGTCTTCAAGGCCAACATCAGAGTTGGAGTAACCGGACCTGGTCGTCTGGGTTGCCGATACAATAGGAACATCGAATTCCACAGCGAGTCCCCGAATCTCTTCTGCAATTGCTTTAATATAATTATAGGAGTTAATTGCACCACCCATACCTTTCATGCGTGAACTTGAACAAATATTTAAATAATCAATAAAAATAATATCTGGAATAAATTCCTTTTTCAATTTCAACTCATTTAATAATCCGCGAAAATGGCCGCTATGTGCCTGACCAGTTGGATACTCTTTGATAATTAACTTACCATTTGTTTTACGAGAAATATCTGCGACTTTTGTGGTAAACATATCTTTTGACAGTTTATCCAATTGATCAATAGGCACATTCAATAAGTTAGCATCAATACGTTCTGCAATACGCTCTTCTGCCATTTCCATAGTTATGTATAGAACATTGCTTTGTTGTGTTAGTGAAGCAGCAGCCATATGACACATGAAAAGAGATTTGCCCACACCAGTCCCTGCAAGAGCAATATTAAGCGTTTTAGCCGGCAAACCTCCCTTTGTAATTCGGTTGAAGTATTCAAGGTCAAAAGGTAAGCGTTCTTCCGTAGTGTGATAAAATTCGAATCGTTGTTCTGCATTTTCAGTATAGTCATGTCCTACATTATTATCAAATCCAACACCGAGTGCTTTACTCAATAAATCAGGTAATGCACCCTTAGTCAAGGTCTCATGCTTACCATCAATAATAGAAATAGATTCCATAATTGCATTATGGATTGCACGATCTTGACACCACTTCTCAGTTGTGTCATTGAGCCAATCTTCGTCGACCTTTTCATTAGAAAACAAATGTGGAAGAATTTCAGATGACATTCGATATTGTTCATCTGTTAATCTATCTGTTTTATCAATTTCAATTTGAAAAGCTTCTGCAGTCGGAAGCTTATTATATTTAGCAACAAACTTACCTGCTTCTTTAAAAAGAATTTTATAAATGCCTTCAAAGTAATCAGGCTTAATAAAAGGCAAAACCTTACGCATGAATTTTTCATCTGTAAGGAGGTTTCTTAAAATTGTTTGTTCAAGATTCGCTTGCATCTGATTCCTTTAGTTCAACTGTACCATCTTCAATACCTGATATTATAATACTTTCTAAGAGTTTTGTACAATGTTCTTGAAGATCTGTATTTTCAGGTGTTAAATTAGAATCCGGTGAAGAATAAACATCAAAGCTAAAAGTTAGGTTATCCTTTACCTTATTAAATCCAATTGCATCAAATACCACAATAGTTTCAATGAACATGCCTGAGGTGATTCGTACACCCCAAGCATCCGGATTATTTTCAAGTGGGACTAACTCGTAGTCTTCATTCTCCTTCATCGATAGGCTCCATTGCTATTGAGAATCTTTTCTTAATGTAGTCTTTGAAATCTGTTTCTGCCAGTATGGGTTCCCAGAAATCAGCAGTGAGCGTATCCCGTTCTCTCGACTTTGGATCCATAAGCTCCCCAGAGCTCCGGTCGACACGACAATACCAACCGTTAGAAGGCTTAGCAACGTAGCCACCATCCAGAGCAACATCAAGCAAACCGCTCCAACGCTGAACACCACCTTCCCAAGAAACTGAGATAGGTAATTTAGACTTTTCTTTAACAAACCTTGATTTCTCCACATTAATCACAAAGTGATAACCCTTAATCTCTGTTCCTTGTTTATCTTGTTGACGTCCAATGATCCAGATATTATCTGCTGAATAATAAACGCCTGTACCACCTGATACAATATCTTTCGGGAACAGTCCTTGTTCTTTATACGTATGGTTAATTGCAACACACGGAATATCTTTCATTGTAAGATACGGTGTAGTCATACGGAATAATGATTTCAATTGTTTTGCTCGTGACATATCAGCCACAGACTTTTCATTCATCGCATCTTCTAATTCTTTCTTCGAAGCAATGTTACCGATAGAATCGATAATCACAATGACCTTGTCTTTCTTATCAATGTTCTCAAGCTGAGAAATTAAATCAAACTTCAATTCCTCAATATTCATCACAGGAGTATGAAGTACACGTTCGGTATTAATTCCATATGTTTTAAAATATGATTGAGGTGAACCAAACTCTGAATCATAGAAAAGTAAAACTGCATCTTCATATTTGTCTAAATATGCTGCAGCCATAATCAATGCAAACGAAGTTTTAAAATGCTTTGATGGTCCTGCTAGTACAGTAAGACCTGGTGTCAAACCACCATCAATCGATCCTGACAACGCTACGTTAATCATTGGTACAGGTGTAGGAATCATATCCTTTTCATTAAAGAACTTTGATTCAGAAAGAATCGAGGTTTCTTTAATTTTAGAATTCTTTTTCAGTTTATCCATTATTGAGCTCATG